GTTCGACCAGTTCGACATCGACTTCAACCAGCAGAAGTACCTGATCGAGACTCGGCTGTCCGGTGCTCTGACCCGCGTCTACTCCGCCATCGCTCTGGAGGAGCCCGTGGCTGCCTTCACCTCCGGCGGTACTGGCGGCGATGGCGGCGGGGCCGGCACTCCCTGAGGAGAAGATTCAAAATGGCGAAATTTTATGGATCGGTAGGCTATGCTGAGACCATTCAGACCGCGCCTGGCGTGCATGAGGAGCAGATCGTTGAGTATCCGTACTACGGCGATTTGACCCGGAATGCACGCCAGCTTCAGTCTGGGGAGTCGTTCAACGATGACATCAATGTCGCGAACGAGATCAGCATAGTCGCCGATCCGTTCGCCAGGGAGAATTTCCACAAAATGCGGTATGTGACGTTCATGGGGGCGAAGTGGAAAATTTCAAGGGTCGAGGTGGGCTATCCGCGGCTGATCCTGACCATCGGAGGGCTGTACCATGAATAGGCGTTATGAGCTCCAGGCGGTTCTGGAGGGCATTCTCGGCTCCGGGAATGTGTATTTCCAGCCGCCGGAGAACCTGAAGGTGCGGTATGACTGCATCGTCTATGAG